AACATTACTAGCTAGCGCTTTTTATGAAGGAACACGTAGAACAGATACAGCTGCTACAACTTGGGCCTATGAAGCACTGTTAGGGTATGGCGGTAATGGTGACCCTATAAATCCTGTTACTGGTAAGCCAGCGTCATCTTACATGGTGGCAGTGCATGAGGATTTAGATGCGTTCCATCCTATAGGTAAAGCTAAGTTTCTAGAGGACCCAGTAAGAGAATACGCTGATAAGAACTTTAAAAGAACTGTGTTTAAATATGCAAAGGAATCGCTAGCAGACATGAGTGATTAGAAAGGGGGTTGCTAATGAATAATCCATTGTTACTTGACATTGTATCATTTCTTATAGATAAGCAAATTGTCATAGCAGATGGTACAGATGTATTTCGTGACTTTACTCCAGAAGCACCCGATTCCCTAGTAGCTCTGCATGAGTATAGCGGTAACCCTGCATCTTTATATGACCCTGCAGTTCATCGGTCTGTACAGATACTCGTAAGAGACCTTGACGCTGATATGGCGAGGCAAAAAGCGGTTAATATTTTTAAAGCATTTCAGGAAGAACAGGACGGTGACGGTAGAGTAGATTTAACTCCAACTCGTTGGGGCCAGGTATACCTGCGTCAGCCTCCATTCTTAATGAGACGCGATGAAAATAACCGAGTCTACTACGCCTTTAATATAGGCATAACAACTACTATTGAATAGGAGGAATTAAACTATGGCAATGAGAATAGGTTGTGACAATCTTGTGTATGCAAAGATGACTACAGAAGATACTGCTACAACAGCTCCAGTGTATGGTGAAGTAGTATCTGCGCCTGGTGTAATGCATATTAACATCAATCCTAATGCTTCATTAGCGACAGCATTCTATGATGATGGCCCTGGTGAAACAGCTTCTACATTAGGTAATATAGAAGTTGAAATTCAAAAGAACGCCCTAACGTCTCAAAACAAAGCTGACTTACTTGGGCACACAATTGACGCTAAGGGCGGTGTAGTGTATGCTGATAATGATACACCACCTTGGGTTGCAATTGGTTTTAGAACATTAAAGTCTAATGGTAAGTACCGGTATGTATGGCTGTACAAAGGCCGTTTCTCTGACCCTGAGGACAATAATGAGACTAAGGCTGATAGCATCAATTTTCAGTCTGACACAATAAGAGGTCAGTTCGTAAAACTTAATTACCCTGTAGAGGTCGCAGCTGGTGTTACTAAGAGAGTTTGGAAGTACGAAGTTGATGCAGACAACCCTGGTGCTAACTTGGTTACAATGAGTACCTGGTTTGATGATGTTAAAATGCCATCTGCGACATAAGATATAATATAATGGTGATTAACAAAAAATAAATCCGTTAAAGGGGGAAAATCTTAATGTCTAACTTGGCAGATGTAAAGAACAAGACAGTTAAGATTACCTTAAATGACGGCGTTGAGCGTACTATTAAATTTACGCTCAATGCTTTGGCCGAACTGGAAGACAAATTTGGTTCAGTTCAAGCTGCTTTCGATAAGTTGGAAAAAGAAAACAGCATGAAGGCACTGAGAACCATTTTGTGGGCAGGCTTCTTACATGAGAGCCCTAACCTTACAGAGCGGGAAGTCGGTAATCTAATTGATATTGCTTATATGGCAGAGCTTGTAGAATCACTCGGAACAGCTTTTGAAAGCGATATGGTGCAGGGACCTGAGGCCCCAAACGTCTAAATCCCGATGATAGCAATGTGGCCGATCCCTTCAAAAGTGATGATTGGGATTGGCCTTACATTCTATATATCGGGAGAGTATGGCTACGGTATACTGAAAAAGAAATATGGCAGCTAACGCCTAGGCAATTCAAAGCACAGTTAGAGGTGCATGCTGATATACAGCGTAGACTAAATGGCGCAAAAACACAAATGGAACAAACAGGCTATATAGATCAACTTAAAGGATGGTGATACTTTGGCAAACTTTGCAAATCTAACAGCACAACTAAATCTTAATATACAGAACTTTGCACAGAATATGCAGAAGGCAGCTACATTAGCTAACAAGTTTGCTTCTAATCTACAGGGTAAGATAAACACTGGTATGGTGGACCCTACAAAGAAAGCAAAGTTTGAATTTAAGGATGTATCGCGTATTGTACAAGGTATCATAGTCTCTAAGATATTCTATAGTAGTCTTAATGCTATTAGAAGAGCTACAGATGCAGTATGGGAATTTTCAAAAGAGTTAGAGTATGCCAAGATGGTATACTCAAATCTATTTGGTGACACTGAGCTAGCTCAAGAGTTTATAAATGTTCTTAAAGATTTTGCGGCAGTTACGCCATTCTCTTTTAAGCAGTCTGAAGAAGCGGCGAAGAGACTACTAGCTTATGGTATAGAATCAAAGAATGTTATGTTTATGATGCAAGGCGTGCTATCAGCAGCTACCGTTCAAGGTACTGATGCCGTTATAGAACCTATATCTAGAGCAATGGGTCAGATATACACCAAGGGCAGATTAATGAATGAAGAGATGCGCCAGCTTGCTGAAGCCGGTATACCTGTATATGAAATATTACAGGAGAAACTAAATCTAACCGCTGAAGAGCTTAAGAATTTAGGCAGAACGGCGATTCCTGCTAGTACGGCGCTTAATGCACTTGTAGAAGGTATCAATGAGAGATTTGGCTCTACTTTGAAGTTTGCATCTAGCACTACTCAGGGTATTATAAGCAATATTGTAGATAACTCTACAATGTTGTTTGCTGGCATATTTGAGCCTTTTACAAAGTACTTAAGAGGCGCTCTAGGACGTTTCGGTGAGTTTATAAATGAGCTTAGAAGCATCTATGAGCTGAAAGGTATTGGTGGTGTGTTCGAGAGACTAATACCACCAGCATTACAGCAAGATATAAAAGTACTTATAGCTAATCTTAAAATTTTATTGGACATTATAAAGAGTAGCTTAGCATCAGCCTTTAAGCTTCTTGGTAGTCTACTTAAAGGGTTACTATATGCGTTTAATGCTTTAGCACCAGCTATATATACAATTATTGGTACATTAGCTGGCTTATTAAAAATTATCACTAGTAATGAAAAACTAATGAATGGCTTGACCACTGCAATATTGGCCGCAGCGGCTGCGTGGGCTGTATACAAGCTTCAAGTGGTTGCAGCAAGTATAGCTACTGTAGTAATCAAAGGAATAGTTAAGGCAATAAACGCTTTAGTGATTGCTATGAACTTTGTGGTGTATCATCCTATATGGGCTTTATTAGCTTTGGGTGTCGGTATTTTTATAGCACTGACTAGTGCTAGCGATAAGTTTAGAAATTCTATAAATAAGCTGTTTAGTGGATTCACTAAGCTTAGTGGTATGGACCCAAATAAAATGCTATTACCTGATTCTAAGTCTAGAGCTAGTGACCTAAATAAATTCAATGAAGCCCTGTCAGATACTAGTAAGTCTATGGATGATGCCGCTAAGGCAGCAGCTAAAGCCGGCAAAAATATTATGAGCTTTGATGAAGTATTTACAATAGACCAAGCAAAGAATAGTGAAGATGCTAGTACTGATACTAGTACTGATATACCAGATGTTGCCGGTGCTTTTAAAAATTTTGAAATGCCAGACATTGACATGGAGTTACCTGATGTCGGAGGTATAGCTACAAACTTTGTAGACAATCTTATAGAAGCCCTTGGCGGTAAGGATAAACTATTAGGTGCCGGCATAGGAAGTCTATTAGGGGCAGCTCTTGGGGACATAATTGGTGGTCCTATTGGTGCTAAGATTGGTGGTATACTTGGAGCTATAGCTGGCTGGTTCTGGGGTGACTTAGCCAGACAGTTAGGCCTTACAGATGTGGGTACTGTTGCTTTACCAATAGCAACTGTTCTTGGTGCGGCTATAGGTTTTATTGCTGGTGGACCTTTAGGCGCAGTAGTTGGTGCAGCTATTGGTATTCTAGTTGGTTGGATAATAGACAGTATCTCAAGGGGTATAGAGGAAGGTGACTGGAGTAAAATAGGGCTTCCTGTCGGTATAGGCCTAGGCACAGCTATAGGCCTTATTGCTGGCGGTCCTTTAGGTGCAGTAGTTGGTGCGGCTATTGGTGGACTAGTTGGATGGATAACTGATATGTTTATAGAAGGTTTTTCTACAGGTAACTGGGATGTATCTGGTATAGCATTAGGCTTAGGCACTGGGCTAGGTGCAGCAATAGGCATGATATTTGGCGGACCTGTTGGTGCAATTATTGGAGCGGCCATTGGTGCCTTGATAGGTTGGCTAGTAGGGCTTATATCAGACAACTGGGGCGCTATAACTGATTGGTTTAAGCAAGCTTGGACTGATATTGGGGAGTTCTTCCAAAAGATATTGGGCACTATCACAGAAAAGCTTAGTGGTGCCTGGGATTCTGTTAAAGAGTTCTTCCAAAATATATGGGATACTATCACAGAAAAGCTTAGTGGTGCCTGGGATTCTGTTAAAGAGTTCTTCCAAAATATATGGGATACTATCACAGAAAAGCTTAGTGGTGCCTGGGATTCTGTTAAAGAGTTCTTCCAAAAGATATGGGATACTATCACAGAAAAGCTTAGTGGTGCCTTGGATTCTGTTAAAGAGT